CCTGGCCCTAGCTGATAGCCACCAGTAGCAGCAGTATCTGCCGTTACCGTCGAAGAACCCAAATAAACTGTATTAGAAGCGTGGTTATTCTGTACAATAATCGCACGCCTGTAATTCAATGCCGTACCTGGGACTTTTGCAGCAGTCCCTCCGATGCTAGTAGTGGTTTGCAATACCGATGTAAATTGTTCCAATACAGGTATCGGTAATTTTGCCGATGTTTTTGCTTTAAAACTCATTTGTTACTCTCCTGTTATTTTCCTTTTTCTTTCTCTGTCTCTTCTTCCACTGTTGGTGTTTTGTCGAGTAGTTCACCAATAAGTCTATATTCACCTTGAATCCGCATAAGCTCCATAGCTATCTCGTCCGCCTGTTGTATAAGCTTCTCACGCTGTTTATTCAACTCTGCGGACTTAGCCTCTAAATCTTTTTTCTTTTGTGCGAAATCTAGGTTTGCCATTCTCTACCCCCGTTTCCTCTCTTTTCACATGTAGCCCAGAATTTCCAGGCGTTTTTTAATCTCCTCATGCTCTTTCTTCCATTCACTTACGGGAGGGACAAACGCTCTTACCCCGCCACGTACATCGAGCATGGTATATAAATACTCAGGCGTATCCTCTACATAAAACTTCTGTGTGAGTGAGCATCTAGGACATTTGTACTCTACCACGTTTACAGCACGCCTGATATTAAACGACATATATCCCTCTGTAAATAACTCAGAGAACCGTAGAATCATCCTGGAACCACAATGCCTGCAAAGAAGGTCAATTTTAGGCTTGTGACAATAGATGTCGTAGGTGCGTCTCCATAAAGGACTAAGTGCTGGCTCTTTTTTGAGACGGTTTCTTAGCCTCGTCACGGTTTTCATCAACCACCCTAAAACACCCTTTGTTTGGCTGCCTCCGCCCCCATTTTGTGATATGCTCATAATGCTCCCTTGAAATAGCAACCCCAAATGCCTCCCAGGAACCACATTCAGGACAAGAAACCTCAATATCTAGTGCGTGACTCCGCTTGACGTCATCACCATCGTTTATCGAGAATTTATGTGGCTTGCAACACCAGAACTCCATATTGGCATTACAATAGGCACATTTGGGCTGAAATAAACATTGAAGTCCTATTACCTTGTTATTCTCATCCCCCGCCCACAGGCGATAGGGCTTGTTTTCTATACTGTCACTCATCGCACACAGTCCCCAATCCGTATCTCCTGCATGAAAAGGTGACCATACTGCAAATCTAAATCTACCCACACCTCAATGCTAGCTTGTTTACACTTTTTGTAGAACGATATATCCTCTCCATGGTCTTTGTATTTGTTGGGGTCACGGTCTATCTTGAAATAGGGGGCGTCTAGCATATCGAATACTTTCGGGTCTACCATTACACCACCCATCCCTAAACCATCAACCATTGTTAGTCCCGATTTTCCATTTAACGAAGGCCAAATATCTATGGTTGTAAAACTCTCATCTGTCCAATTCCACAGCATCGGACGGGCATTATCTTTTATCGGTGTTACCCCACCGACTATCATCTTGTCGTGGTTAAGTAGTATCTCGGGTGTTTCTGGCGGGTAGGTCTGGTCATCATCCAAAAACAGTATCTTATCTGGTTCCATCTGCATTGCATCAATAACCATACAGTCACGGTTAACGTCTATGTAGGGGCCATAAGAGGTGACCACAGACAGGTCATACCTGCCCTTGGCATAAAAAAGCATCTGAGTCCATGATTTGAAAAAATCACGGTAAATAAAGTCCCTTGCAAAAGGCACGCAAGCTACTATGTGTTTCATGCTACCCCTTATCTTGGTGCTCTTTAATGTGGCAAGGCACACAAAGGGTCTTGCCATTGTCAACTTCATATCTCAATTCAATGCTTTCAATCCATGGCACAATATGATGGGCATTTAAATCTCTACGCTTCTCTCCACAACCATTAAAATAACCACATCCCTGACACGTGAAACCATCTCGCTTAAAAACTTCTATCCTCCAGTCTTTATAATCGGCACTCCTTCTTTCCTTATCGCTATCACCTATAAACCATCACACTTTTTACTGCAACACTTCCTGAATTTCCAACTTCTATAAACCTCAAATTTCCCATTACAATACCTACACTCTAAGGTGATTTTCCCCATATCAATCTTTCGATGTATGCTCATACCAATTCAATTCAAGGGTATGGTAATTATCAGAATCATCTAAGCTCTCTACTATAAAAGCATACTGTTGATTCTGCTCTAATACCCATTCAAATTGGTGCGTGGCACTACCGCCGATTCCCGTCTTTCCTGATGGACTGGAAGAACCACCAGCTATAATAGATGCCAGTGTGGTCGTGGTAGTTATATTTGCATTGGCAGCCTGTGTTTCATTAAAACTTGTGGCTTTATTAGCCACGGGGGTGGTCTCTATAGACGTTACTCCGCTGGTTTTTGTACTGTTTCTGTTCTTATTATAGATAGCCAACTGTGTACCCTCATCAACATCAATGCTGGTATTTTCTGCTATGGAAAATCTCGATATGGCTGTACTAGAAGCAGTTGCGATTAAATGAATCCATTTAGTTGTATCGGGAGTATTAAATGCTATGACACTTCGTTCGTTAGTATTAGTGCACAAGTTCTCGTAAGTACACATAAATGCACTACCATCGTGGATTTCATGGTGTTCGTATTCAATGGTTGTTGTGGCGTGAGTAGAACTATCTATTCTTGCCCCACGTGCCACGCTGTCACTAATCTTACCCCAAATTAGGACAGGTTGCTCTGGATGTCCCACTATTTTCCTCTAAACCAGCTACTAAACAAACTCCATAATCGCTTATACCAGGGTGGTCTCCATATTTTAAACGTGCATTTTCGCCTGGGTACTCCCTGCCGATTATGAAGTCTCAGCGTCATAGAATATCCTTCAAGTTAGCTGCCACCGAAAATGTAAACGATGGGTTTGTACCATCGATTGTATATGTGACAGACAGCTTCTCACCAAGTCCGTATCCGACATATCCGACATCTGTACCTGTGGCTGTCATTCGGTCAAACGTGGCGAGTAGATGCCAGTTCCCACCTACCTCATCGTATGTGTTAATCGCTACATCGAGCGTAGGGCTTGTACCACTTACCGCAGTAACATCTAAGAAGAAAACTGCTTCCTTAGAGTATCTGCATACTTTGGGGGTTGATTGAGTATTGCCGGTAGTTGTAGCTGTGCCACTGTATAGAATCTGTGAGTGTGCTACGTAGCTCATCACTCACTCGACATACTTCTTTATGAGGTCAAGGTTTTTTTGAACCTTTCCTACCCTCGCCCAAAGTGCTGTGAGACTCTTGGCAGTCTCGGCGAGGTACTTTTTGTAGGCAACCATATCTGTTTCCAACTCCTCTATCGCATCTATAATCGCATCAGTCGGCGGTACGAAATTTAAACCTTTTGGAAACTTGTCTCTAATCATAAGAAAAAGGGGGCATTTCAGCCCCCTATAATTTTTACTGAGTTACAACAGTAGCGAGTTCACCAGTAGCAGCAGCGGGTATCGGTGTCACATAAACATTCCCATTATCGGCAGCAGCCACATCATCAGCTCCAACGATAATACAATTCTGTAGAATCACCGCACCCCCAGCAGCATCGTGAACATTACAAGCCGAGGTCAAGGAAGTCCCAGTAGATTCAACCGCATTGATAAATACGCAATTTTTAAATAAAACCCATCTATCAAGGTCGCTTGCAGCGTCTGCCTTAATGAACAGAGCGCCTGCATTATCTGCCAGCATCGGAAATAAGCAATCTATGAAGCTATTCCGAGTAGCCTGACTGGTCAACTCCACACTTCCATTGGTTGTCGAACGTGCAACTGAGTCCATACCGATTGTAGTCCGTTCAAACACATTCTCCTCACCGGTAATTTTCACATCACACGCAGCAGCCTCGTCACCAACATTGGCATGTGTAATACCAATTAGATGGCAATTATAGAAAAAGTTCCTATTGCCAGTCACGTCTACACCACGAGCAGCTTTAGCATCCTCGGAACCCCAAGGTGCAATTTGAACATTAGCAAAAATGTTCCCATGCCCAGAAACAGTAAGCATCGGTGTAAAAGCATCAAAGTCTGTGTTTCCCGATGTGGGGGCAATCCTTGCTCGCTGTGATAAAGACACGGGTGCACACAAGCCAATTAGATGTGTATTATCTTTTGACCACGTAATCGTACCAGTCTCACGTGAAGTGCCGCTGGTATTTCCATCATTCAAAAGATAGATAACATCACCCTGTTTGTCGACACATTTCGCATATGCAGCCGAAACAGTGTCTAAAGCGTGCTGTGGATCAGGACGTGTCCCTGAATTATTGTCGTTTCCATTAGCAGGGTCAACAAAGTATGCTTTAGATTTCCCACCCATAATTGGCAGCATCCCTGCACTAGAAACTGGTATTCCACCGAAGTGAAATAATTGATCTGGAAAAGTACTCATTTAAAATCTCCTATTTTGCTACCACCCTTTTCGGTACAGCCGCTACGGTAACGACCTGGTAGCACTTCTATATACTATGAGATTAATCCGCATTGAATCACATAGTGGAAAAGCAGGGGGGCTAGTTAAACTGTATTAAATTTAGCCCCCCTGATAAAAATCAACTATCGCCCACGTAGATTAACCTACTGTCATCGACACTAAAATCAAAATACTGGAGCGATGTCACAATGGTATCTCTCGTAGTATCCGGCCCATCCTTGACTTTTAAATCAGGCTCACCAGAAGTATACACAAAAGCACCATACTTAGGATGATTCTTTGCGATAACGAACCAAGTCGTACTCGCCGTCAGTCTGTGATACACAAACGGACTCAATTCACCCTTAATCACATTGATAGTATTGGAGTCTTCCCACGGTTTCATCGATGATTTCAGCAACTCATTGGCATCCTGACGCAATGTGTAGTTCACAACCAAAGTATCCGGTTTCGCAATGAAAACATTACCCTGGTCATCGTACATATAGTCAAAATACTGAATTGCCGACTCTAACGAACTCAATGCTAGGGCTGAATCGCCATAGTTGTCATACGTGGTAGCGGCATCATCCAAACAGGTGTGCGAGTTATGTGCCACAGCAAGCCCGTCAAACGTATTGGTATAGGTGGTCGCTGTCAGGTTATTCCAAACTTTGGCAACCTCAACGTCCTTACCCTCCATCTGCATACGTTTCAAAGATTTAGTGAGCATTTCCATCACACCAATCTTGTTGAACTTTTTCATCCTGTCTGTAATACGAAAACCAGAACCATAGGCAACCTGCTCATAGTCCTTCACACCGTCGAATTTCGGGTCTTGGATGGGGATATTTTCTCCCTCGTCCAATTCACCAGGATAATCCAATCCGGCGTATCGTCCATGCCTCTCGTACTCGTCGCTGGTCTTGTAGGATTTAAAAACCCTAGGCCATTCGACAATCGCCTCTCTGTCCGTACTATCAAACCACCTTCTAACAAGAGTCTTAAAAACATCCTTGTTATCACTTCTATCCCAATCTGTTCTTACAATAGCCATTGTCTACTCCTTACCCCAAGTCCTTTAGGGTTCCATCGAGCTTGAATCGTACATATACTCTACCAGCTGCTTTTGCACCATCTCTGCTGTCTAACTGCTCAATTCTAACGTGTGTAGTCGTAGTGTCGCCCAAATCAACAGCCATGCTTCCAGACGTGAAATTCAAGCCGAAGTCCTCACCAACATCTGTCTGTGCCGAGGTTGTATCTACCTGTGCAATCCACACCGAATCAGGTGTGATAACCTGTACCGGAATCTGAGTGCTTGTCGTAGTCCCGCCAGGAGCTTTAAGAGCAACACCAAAAATGTTGCTGTCCGTAGCGATAGTTACTCGTCCACTAGAATCCAATCCAACAAGGTCATTTGCAGCAAAGTCGTTTCCACCATCGTTGGGGTAGTCTTTGACATAGGAGTTTCCAATGCCTGACCATTTAATACCCATCGTACTCATTATTCTCTATCCTCTAGTAGAAGTCAGGCCAGTGTCTATACTCCTCCCATAGAACGTATTTCTCTGAGTGTCCGTTCTGCTTCTGCATCAACATCGTCATCAGGTACATCCGTGCCAGCATTTTTAGCCTCTTGCTTAAATTGAGCCTTGACACTCTTTCCAGCCATCTCTGACCTCCGAACAGCCTCTTTCCTGTGTTTAACATGCACCTCAATGGGGATTTTCACTAGAATCAGGTCTAAGTCGGTATAATACCCCTCAGCATTGGGGGCATACCCCTCAGGCCAATAGTCATCCCCGACTACAACTGGTGTAGCCCTGAATTTTTGTTTCCACCTATGGAATGAGGCAAACGGACGT